GCCAGTTGTGCCGGCGGTCGGGAATGTGACGTTGAAGCGCTGCGGCGATGCGTACGCCTGAATTGCCGGCGACGGTGTCAGGGTATAAGCCGGTGCCGCGCCTGCCGCGGTAAATGCCGTACCCGCTTGAGTTTGAGATTGCCCAAGCTGCATTGCGTGATTTGCGGCAGTACCCGCCGTTATTTGCTGTGCCCCACCCGCGCATTCCATCAAAATCCAGATAGGGCTTCCTCCGTTCACCCCCGTAATAGTTGCACGCATCAGAACAGCAATACCGCCAGCCGGCAACTCTCCGCCTTGCAATGGCTGCAATGCGAGGCCGTAGATCGGCGCAGCGGACAGCCCGTCGGGCGAATAGGTCGCAGCGCCGGTATTTGCGGACCTGATACTCACTTGCTGCAGCAGCCCGGAAACCAGATCACTAGCCGACAAAGCCGGGCTATTTGTCGCAACATAAGTATTTACTGAACCGGTATCAGTCAGCACGACAGTTTTCTGGCAAATGCGCTTGATTGAGTCTCGCAGCTGAGTAAATGACGCTTTGCTAAGCGTCAGGCCGGCCCCAGTAACAATGTTACACATCTCAAGCATCACAGCATTCAAGAACTCAGCCGGCACAATAGTGGGTGCAACACCGGTCAGCGGGTTCCCATCAGTAAAAAAGCCCGGAGTTCCCGGGCTTGTCGGTGCCGGCTGCGCGGTCGCAGCGGTGGAGTTGTCAATTTGAAACATGCGCTACCTCATCATGAATAGTGGAACTGAACAACAGTGTGGGCAGGAGCTGCAGATTGGATCTGGCTCTGCAGCGGAGCATTGCCCCAACTCGCCAACGGCTCCCCCGCCCCGGACTGCCCAGCCGCGAACCTGATGATCGTGTTAAGCGCAGCGTTGACAGACCATACATGGCACCAGTCTTGCGATCCGGCCGGCTGCCCGGCGGCGCTTTGCCCGCAACGAAACGGGGCATAGTTTGTGACCGTTATGCTGTAACCCAGCGCCCCGGCCAGCTGCCGGTAATACGCAGCGGATTGGCCACCGATGGCGGTCAGCCTGGCAACGACCTGCTGCCGCCGCCCCTGCACGGCTGGGGCCAAACCGAGCACCGGGTCCGGCAAGCCGACCGCGGCTTCCCATTCCGGCAGAAGCTCGTAGGCGCTGGCCGGAAAGGCATCGATCAATAAGTTATTGGCCCGAGCGTGCTGACGCTCGTAAGTCGGCGCCAGCCCGAATATGCCTTGCGTCATCGTCGCGCCCGGCTCTCTCGGCCAGGCCTTGCCTCGCGGCAACAAGTTCTGCATCGCAGCCAAGTAGTCGGCCGCTGAGTAGTTGGGTGCAGGCATGTGACCTCACAGGAAAGTGACCGTGCCCAGGGTCGGAACAGAACCTACCGGGCTAGAAATATCGGCGCCAGATGGCGACAGGATCAGGAAGTCGGTAATCCCGGAGACGGCAGCAATGGCTGTCCAGATGTTAGCAAGCGGAACTTGGCCTCCTGCCGCGGTACTGATCCACCCCGGCGACGCACTGCTGACTTGGCCACCTGGTGCACCCTGGCGCAGCAGCACGCTGGCGATTGCCGCTTTGACTGCAATTTGCGCACTAACAGGGATGCCCCTGATAGTGAAGTTGACCGGGTTTGCGTTCGGCGCTACTACGTAGACCAGCGCAGTCACTGGCTGTAAAGGACAGATGTAGTTTGCTACCGTCAACTGATCGCCAGCGGCCACGGTGCCACGCGGCAAACCACCAGGCCCTTGGTCGTACTGCGAGACGCCATTTGTGCCGACCGGAAAACCGTTGTTAGCCGACTCTGCGTTGTCAAGCATCACGTAGAGCACTACCGTGCCCACCCCAAAGCCGTTATTGGCGACCCAGGCTCGCGTGACGCCAGGCACTTGCAACGCCCATGTCAGATAGTCATTATTGGCACCACCTTGAGGCGTAGACTGAAACGCAATCATCACACGTTGCCGGAATGCATCATCTGCCTCAAGATCTGCGCCGCCGGTAAATGCCGTCGCCGCAACACCGCTCGACGAAATCCCGGCAATTGCAGAAACCAGCGTCATCACCGTGCCGGCCGCAGTATTACCGAATGCCCCGGTCAGCGCTTGCGAGTCTGCATTTGCAATGGCTGGCGCGATTACATAGCCACCGGCACCCACCGTCGCATCCGCCGTGGTCGTGTAACCAACTCCGTCACCGCGGGCAAATGCGGAGCCAGCCGGCAGCAGCGTGCCGGGCACGCCGGGAAATGTCACGCTGCCGGAGGATTGGGCGGCAGGCTTGATATAGGTTTTCTTCAGCGCACCCCAGCCTTGCAAATATTCACCCGTCGCAGTGAATGGCGTCGCTTGCTGAGCAATCCAGTCAAGATAGCCGTAGTGCATATACGCCAAAGCAGCTTGCACTTTGCCAAGCACGCTGAGGTTACTGAAGCGCAGCAAACCATCGCTGCCGGGTACCGCTGAGCTTATATCCTGGGATACCTGATTTTGCAGTGCCGTCAATGTAGGCCGGGTATACGGCATATCAATTCATCCCCTTCCATGCCCAGCCGAACTGCTGAGCAACTGTTGAACCATCCATCCGATATGCAACAACCCAAGCCCCGAGCTTGCCCGGACCGACCCATTGCGTACGGATGTCAAACTTGGCAACAACCCCATCATCGATCAGCCACTGCAATGCCTCGACGATGTAATCGCGTGCGCGATTTGCGGTTTCTGTTGTCTGTTTTGCACGCTGGAGCAGCCAGAGGCGCGAGCCGATAGGGCTGCTTGGGTCATCGCAGCACCAGCCACGGGGGTCGCCGGTTCCGTCCGGGATCTTGTCGTCTGTACCAGCAAGCCGGTCGGTAAAAAGACTGATAAGCAGTGCGGTCTGTATGTCACTTCCAGATTGGAGATCACCACCAGGGCTTACTGTGCTAAGGACATAACTGCCCGTCCATGTCAGCACAGCGCCTGCTGCTGGCGCCGTTGCGAGCGTCAATAGCCCATTGGGTGAAAGCGTGTAGTCTGTAACTGTTACGGGAGCCCCGTTAGTTGGGATTGTCGGGGTAGCTGTAGAACCTGGCTCCAACTGCGCGTGCCACACGTAGATTCCTGATACACCGTCGCCGGTGTAGGACACGTTTCCGGGACTGTTAGCTAAGTTGAAATAGATCCCCTGGACTGTACTGCTATTGGTGTAGTTGCCACCAAAACTCAACCTGAACCAACCGCCATCGACTGCTGTTATGCTGCTTGTAAGAACGGTGCCGTTGGAGCGCGTTGCACTCACCGTCTGGGCGGACAAGTCAAACCATACCCCAAAGAAAGTAGAATTACCGTCGTAAACTAGCATCCGCCCAGCGGACCTGGCGCCCGCCTTTACGTAGATGGATCCGGCGCTTACTTGCCCTATAGGGGTTGAGACGGTCCAGAACATCCAGTGCTGTCCGGTGCCTGTTCCTTCTACAAGTTCGCACGCCCTCGAAACTCCGTCCGGAGCCAGGGTGGCGCTGGTCGTTACGCTAGCTGAGTTCAACGCCCAAGCCGAACTTTGGTTGAATGCGTCGCTGTAGGGACAGCGGTTTGTCCGTGGCGTCGGATACAACAACTGATTGCCTTGCCAATCATTGCGGTAGATCGAAGCAACGACAGTATCAATAACGCCCGGGGCTGAGACCAGGGGGAAGCTCGATACATTGCCATCGCAAACGGCGAATGGCGTCGGCGATGTAACTAAAATCGGTTGCCGCGCAACCGTCGTCGGATTAAATCCCCAGTCCCCAGTCTCGAAATCGCTATTCCAGATGGTTTTAATGTCAGACATAGCAATGGTCGCAAAAAAACCCGCAGAAGCGGGTTATGGGTTGAGACGTCTTTTATTCTTGCAGATTCGGCGGATTACTTGTCGCCGTTGAGTTGCCGGCCTGTACATTCGGCACGGCGTGGTCATGTCTGTTGTAGATGCTGCGCATCTGCGCCATTGACTTGCCGCCGGCGTCGGCATTGTCGGTAATATCGCCACCTGCATTGATCTGGCCAGCGACATTGAGTTCTGGAGTATTGAGCACCACTTTTGCTTCGGCATTGACGGTGATCGTTGGAGTGTTATTGACCGTCATCGGCAACCCTGCACCGTTCACGACGATACCGCCGCGCGTCAAGTAGATGGACTGGCCCTGATTATCGAAAATGGCCACTTCACCAGGCAGCAACCCTTTAAGACGCGAAGGCTGATGGTTGGTGGCAACGATCACACCATTTGAGCGGTCTCCACCAACAAAAACGAGCACAGCATCGGTTCCGGACGGCGGATTGCTGGTGAAACCATACTCAGCAGCTCGGCGCGTGTTGTCGCGCACTTCGGATGCGCCAAGCTGCACTTGCACCACTTGAATGGCCCCTGCATCGTTGACAGGGCCGATTTTCCCGCGCCCGACGAGCATCCAGACACGGTTCATGAGACGTTCGAATTGCTGGATCATTTCGAAGGGGCTCCAGTAGCCGGTAGCACATCCTGCAATCCGGGAAACAACAGGATCGGCTGCGGAAAGAACGCCTGCGGAGGCATGACAACTAGGTCGGCATGTGTGCCGGTTTCGTCGCGGCGATAAGTCACTTCAGAAATCAGCCAGGTCACACACTGCAGCCGAAGCGACGGCGCTGTTACAGTGACCAACGTGTTGGGTTCCCATAACTTTCCACTACCGTCGCGCCAGCTATCGACGGTGAGATTCACCGCCAAACTGCGCCCGGCCCGCCGCGCAGCTTCCCACTGTCCGCGCGCCTTTGATACCGAGAAATCGGCACCATCGCCGGTCTCGGCAATGATGCTGCGGCGGCGGAAGCGCGGCACCCCTGAATCTTCAAACGTGGCAAGCACGTCCGGGCCTGTGCCTACGTCAGACATGGAGTCGATCGCCAGCCGCCGCACCACGTATTCGCTGAAACGCTGATCCATCGCAAACAGCGATCCACCTGCTTCTAGCGATTTCCCCTCTTCGATTGTCGGGTAAGACGCACCATTTTTCGGTAGCGTCGCTTGGTTCAGTACCAGATTGCCATATGCATCCTCATAAACCAGCAACTGCCGATAGCGAGCGTGCTGCTCGATCACGCTATATGGCGTGTCACCCCAGGCTAGATTGACTTGAGGGATCGGTGCCCCGACATCCGCCAGCGCTGTGACCGATATACCGTACGGAGCGCAGAGCCCTTGTGCGATTGCCTCAACGGTCACGCTGCTCATCTGGCAGCCATTCCACGCATGCGAACAGTCGACCAGATCCTGGCACCGGCCTCGGCCAACAAGCGAAACACTATGCCGGCGCGCGCCAAGAGCCGGCACGAAACGATCGGCGTAACCGGTTACCACTACATCGCTACCCAGCAGTACCTGCAACGAATCGCCAGGCTTGACCGCTACCTCCCGCAAATTGTTACCGTCGAAGCGTTCACTCATACTGACCGTAAAGCCAGACGGAAAGCGCTCTATGCCGCGGGTGACACTGATGCCGGTCCAGCCAGAAATTCGGCTAGTCGCGGTCAGAATCGTGAGATCGTCATCCATATCGCACCCAAGAAAAAACCGCCACGCGGGCGGTTTGTTAATGCAGAATGGTTTCTTTGCAAGAAAGGACCATGATGATTACCGTTTTTGTCCTGACCATGGTATTCGCCGACGGCTACCAAGGCGGCCAAATGGCCTACACCGAGTACAAGACGATGGCCGAGTGCCAGCAACAAGGGCCGCGCGTCGCAACCAGCTACCACCAACAGGGCCACCCGACTTCGTTCTTTTGCCAGAAGATCAAACGCGGGCCGGTCAAACCGATCTCCAGCGCCGAGCAGGCCGAAATCATGCGGAAGTACCCGATGCCGGAGATGGTGACGCCGTAAGCTACTGCGCCAGGGCCTTGAAGCTAGTCGGCATGAACGCTGGGTGAATCGGGCTGGCCTGCCGGATCAATTCGTCAGCGCGGGTCGGATCGCGGTACAGCCGCAGGGCCAGCAAAAGCGCCGGCACTGGCGTCGGCGTCGTAACAGTGGTGACGCGCGACAGCTTTCCACCCCGAGCAGTCAAGTCAGCCACTACTGCAGCGCGCAGACTGCGCAGTGCTTGATAGGTTTCATCCTGCCCCGCATCAGCGGCAAACTGAATTTCTCCGTCTAGCAGCGCGCACATTTGAGCTCGCATCGCTACAGCATCGTCGTAGCTGGTCGGCAGATAGCGCGCCGAAGCCTGGCATGCGCCGATTACCGCACTGCGGCGCAACAATGCTGCGGTGGCACTTTGTGCCGCTGCCATTGCCGTGCCGATTTGCGACGTGTCTTGCGGCAGTGCCGGCGGAGTAAACTGCGCCATTTGCGTCAGCGCACTGATTGCGTCTGCAGGATTTGCGCACGCCGCAAGCACATTGACAACCACAGCTTGCACTGAAGCTGCAAAGGCATTGATCGTTCCAGGGTCACTACTCAGCGCACCAGCTGCCGCCGACATGCTACCCAGGCTGCTCACGACGACATCGCGCTGCTGCGTTCCCGCCGCAATGGCTTGGCGCACTGCTACAGCAGTCGCCGTGGGCGTGCGCGGCACCGGCCCGGAATACGAGTCAAGCAGGCCATGAAAACGCCCGAAATACCCAGGGATGCCAGCGATTGCGTTGTAAAGGTTACGTGCGGCATTGATGACGTTCTTGACGATGCCGACCCACTTGGTCACGGTATTTACAACTTGCTGAACGATCGCAATGCCCTGCTTCACCGCATCGGCCACCTGATGCATAAAATCTGCGACAGCAGCCAGGCCACCGGCTGCGGCCGCCCCATCTACATCAGCAGTGGTATCAGTAGTGTCAGAAGGGAATTCCCGCAGACCGGACTCGGTGAACGCCAGCGCAATCTCGAACACGCGTGCGGAGTCCCATTTCTCGGTGACGCGCAACGTATCAAGACTGACGTACAGCGTGCCCAGGGTCGGGTGCACCAACTCACCCATATCCTTGGACTCGGCGGCAGCGATCAGCTGATCACGCTGCTGGATCACGTCGTCACCGACCAAAAAGCCGATCAGGCTGATCTGGCGGGCTGCGCGCCCCATATCTTCCACCCACACCGTATCGCGGTTCGGGTACTCATGTAGCGCATTACGCCTGCCAAACTTGCCATCCGCAGCCAGCACGATGAACGGAACGCCCCGGTACGACGCGGGCCGCAGCTGGTCCTGGTAGCTGGGCGCGCCGAGCCCGAGCGCGTCGAGCAGTTGATTGGCCGCAGACATGACACCACTGACGGCACCGGCAGCCTGCTGCACGCCGTTAAGTACATCCTGAAAGCTCATGGGGTCACCATTTCCGGCATCGGATAGTTGAATCGCGAATCAACACTGCTTGCCACTTTAGACTCTGCAGCGGCGCCATGAGGCAACCCGGTAACGTGCGTTTGCACGTTGACTTTGAGTTGCCCGAGCTTTGCAACGCTGTCGTTCAGTTGCACAAGGAGCGCCGCGATTTGAGCGTTAGAGTCGCCCGGCGCCGCGCCTCGTCCTGGCGGCGACCCTGATATTGGGGCTGACTGCGAAGCAGCCGACTGCGCGGACGGCGAAGGCGCCGCCCCCATACCCGCCGCCACTTTTGCGATGAATCCACGAGTTTCGGCAGGTGCATTCCCGATACCTTTGCTATTCAGGTTGCCCTGCCCCCAGTTCCATGCTGCCAAGGCTTTTGGCACATCGCCGCGGTTCTGTCGCAGCAGATCGCGCAGCATACGCGCGGCAGCTTCCGATGACTCAATCAAATCGTCCGGGTTCTTCAGTCCATACTGCGCGGCCGTGGACGGCATAAACTGAAAATGGCCGCGCGCACCTTTTGGAGAGCGCATATTTTTACCGCGGCCAGACTCGGTCGACCAGACACTGTCAAGAATGCCTTTCGGCAGTTGGTATTGTGCCTCTAACTTATCGAACAGCTGCTTGGACACCTGGCTCGGGTTGCCTTTGTCGCTTGGAGCTACAGCTTCTGTCCATCCCTTCGGTGCCTCTTTCGGATGCTCTTTGATGTAGCGCTGAATGTAGGCCGGGTCGTTCTCGTCGCCGAATTCATACCACGGCCGATATGCACCACGGGCCTTGTCGCGCAGGGCTGCATAATCGCCGCCGGCGATATCGAGGCCATGCCAAGTCTTGGATCCGCCCAGCTTCTGAATGTGCTGCTTAGCCCATTCGTTCTCTCCCGCGTTGAGCGAGTCGGAATGCAGCATCAGATAGGCAGGCGCGCAAAGCCGCGAAATCCACGCGGTGATAGCGGAACCCAAACCCCCGAGAATTCCGGTAACTTCAGCCCCCGTTGCCGCGGCCTGAGCGCCACCCGCATCAGCTACCGCAGCGGATACCGACTTGGCCGCCGCACTCAAAAGCCTGCCAGATACGGAAGTGACGGTCTTTTTGATCAGCCACGCTCCTGCCACGCCCAGCGCCGCGCTACTGGCGATGGTCATGCCTGGCGATTCGGATAGCCACTTAGTAACCGTTACCATGATCCGGTTGTAGATCGGGCTGATCGCGTCACCCAGCCAGTTCTGAGCATGCTGCCCAGCCAGCGCCCCCTCGCGTTTCTTTTGCTCGGTCTCAGCCGCCTTCTTCAGTTCTGCATCAGATTGCACAGCACCCAATTGCGCAGCACGCGATTGCCCCGCATCCAGCTTCTTACTGCCGTCCAGCAACATCGGCAACAGCGACTGAATGCCGAACTGACTTGCGAGCATCATTTTGGTCTGCGCATTCATTTTCGGGTTTGCGAGCACATCAGACATGTCTTTCAGCGCCCGCGTCGTGTCGATCGCACCATCCTTGGTGCGGTGGATGCCGATTCCGAGCTTGTTGAGCAACGCCAACGCTTGCATGTTTCGGCCGTACAGCGCGTCGTTGAGCGTGCTGCCCAGCTGTGCGATACCGCTATCAAGCTGCTCGGTCGATACGCCGGCGAGACTGGCTGCGCCGCGTAGCGATTGCAGATCCCGCGCGGTAATACCCATTACCCGCGAAGTTTGCAGCACGCTACTACCCAGGCTGGCCCAGCTCGATGCCGCAGCAGCAAGACCGCCGACAGTGGCTGCGCCCGCGACGATACTCATCGGTTCCGCGGCCTTGGCAAGGCTATTGCCAAAACTCGCAGCCTTCTTTGACAAAGCATCGAAACGCATCCGGCTGAGCTGGCTATCCAGCTCGCCAAGACGCTTGCCGATCGCAAATCGCTTACCGAACGAACCAAGCCGAGTCTGAATGCGATTAAAAACGGCCGTGGCTTTATCCACGGCCGTGATCGTTAACCGGAACTGGTTTTCAGCCGCCATTACTCATCATCCTCATCATGTGGCCATGCCACCACTCAACGCGCGACCAAGTGAGACCCCATGCATCATGCGGCCCCCACCCGTAAAACTTGGTCACCTCGACAATGCGACTTTCCCAGTCCGGAGGCCGTTTGCCGGCCGGCGCTAACCGAAAAAATTCGACAGGTAGCTTTCCGCGGTCTTGAAGTCGCGGGCACCTACCTTACCGAGCACCGCGACGCTGACACCGGACACAGCCGAGATCAGTAGCTTTGTCGCCTCGATCGGGCCGTGCTTGTCCAGCGCTTTCATGAACCGGTCCAGCTCGTCGACGGTCGGCTCACGCAGTTCGAGCACGTAGGTCGTTTCGCCCGCCAGCTCGACCGGCTTGCGCAGCTCGATGGTCAGCTCGTCCGGCACTTCGGCTTTGTTTTCTTCAGCCATTACGCCTCCTCGACGCTCATGCCTTCCCAGCGCACCTCAACGGTGCCTTCGGCAGAGTCAACTTCTTGGGTTTCGACCGTCCACATGTTGCGGCCGATGATGGTCTTGCCGTTGGCCAGCTTGGCGGTCACGGTCACGTTGGTCATGGCGTTGAATTGCGCCACGGTCAGGCTACCGGTATCGCGGAAGCGGCCGGAGATATAACCGGCGTTCGGCGTCTCCTTGTAGCCGTGCACGCCGTCCATGCCCTTCATGGTTTCGCGCGTCACCTTGGAGACGTTGTATTTCAGCTCGCCTTCCAGCATGTACGCGGTGCCGTCGACGGTCAGCGTTGCGGTACCGGCGAGCAGGTTGGTGGTATCAGCCATTTACGGTTCCCAGAAAAGCACAAAGCCGCCCGAAGGCGGCTGTGCTGGATTGGTAAGGGTTACTGCAGACGGAACTGCGCCAGCAGCGCGAAGATGCGCAGTTGGTTGATCAGGATGCCCGGCCACAGCACGTTGACGCGGTTGGGGTTGTTGCTGTCCTGCTGGACGATCAGACCCGCCTTGAACGCATCGCCGTTCTGCACCACGCCGTCGTACTCGAGTTGGCGGTAGGCCGCGATGATGTCGCCACGGATGATGTCCGGCGTGACGATGTTCGAACCGGCAGCGAAACGGGTGCCGTTGGCCGCCAGCTTCATCCGTGCGTACTTGCTGGTGACCATCGTCCGCATGAAGCGCAGCACGTACATCAGCGTGAACAGGGTCTCCACCTCCAGGTAGCTGTTGTCCGGGTTGCCGAACGCATTTTTCTGGTAGGAGGTGATCAGGTTCTCGATGTAGACCGTGCCGTCCTGACCGACCATAAAGGTGCTGATGCCGTCGTACAGCAGGGTGTTACGGTCGGACAGGATGAAGCGACTCTGCAGCGGCGGGGCCAGCACGCCCTGCAGCGCCACGGTCTGCAGCGGCATGGCCGGGTCAGCGCGCAGCGATACCGCCGCGGCACCCGCCAGCGCGGCCGACCACAACCAGTTCGGCGTCGGGCTGTCGTAGAAGCCCAGGATGGTCTCGTGCTGGTTGTTGCGCCCGGTACCGAGCGTGGTCAGCGTGCTGACCGTGCCCCGGCTGGCTGCAAACACGTGCCCGTAGATCTGCTTGGCGTAGCTCCAGCGGCCGGTCGTGTCATTCAGCAAAGTCTGCAGCGCGTTCAGGCTGATGGTGTCGTTGTACGGGCAGACGATGAAATCGAAGGGCATGTCACCCAGGTTAGCGATCGCAGTGGTCATGTCCGGCGGGGTAGCACCACCACTCATCTGAACAAGAGTGACCGTAATACCTGCTGGCAGGATTTCGCCGCCAACCGGGCCGAGGTAGTTCACGCGCAGGTCGATATCGTTACCACACGGGCCTTTGTTGTCGGCAGTCAACGTGACGACACTGCCAACAGCGGAAGCTCCAACCGGGCAAGCAACATCTGCATTGATCGCCGTGGAAATCGCCGTGGCAATTTGCGCTGATGTCTGGGTGGTCAGCACCGGAACCGCATAGCGCACGCCACCCACATACAGGTAGAGGGTGCCGTTGGCGGTCGGCGCACCGCCGATGGTGACCGTGCCGGTAGCGGCCGTGGCGCTGCCGTTATCCGCCAACGGCAGATACCATACTTCGCCGAACTGGTCGTTCATGCGATACATAGCGGTCATCAGGGCAAGCATCGAACTGGGGCCGCCTACGGTTTGGGCGTCGCTGGGGCCCTGGCTGATCACCGGGATGTTGGCTACCGCAGTGCCGGCGGAGGTGATCTGGCCAATGATCAGCGCACGCTGATTGGCCTGCGCCGTGTTCGCGCGCGAGTTGTCGACCTCGGCGTAGAACAGCGGCACCCGGATGTTGGCCGGGATATTCTTAAACGGGATGGTCATTCAGACGCTCCAGAAACAAAAAACCCCGCCGAAGCGGGGTTTTACGTAGGGGGTTGGGGCTTAATCGCCCGGAACGGGCTGGGGCGCGCCGACCAGCTCGACGTCCTTATCGCGCACACGGCGCTGCCAGTAGTCGGTGTCGGGCACTTCGCGGCCCTCGTCGGGCAGCAGGTCCAGCAAATCGGGATCCCGGACACTCAGGCCCGGTGCGGGTTTTACAAACATGGTCTCTCCTACGCGGTCGGAAGCGGACTATCCATATCCAGGGCAATCGGGCTACTAGCGCCAGGCGCAGTTACCTGCGTGTGGATCCCGATATCGGTCAATTGCGTGGTGACGTTGGGGTTGTATAGCTGCGGAAATTCCAACGCGATAACTATTTGCGCCTCGCCTATGTGGTAGCGTTGCTCGGCCGAAAAATCGACTTCGGTATCGACAGATGCAAATTGCTGAATCTGTCTGGTGATATCCGGGCTAGCAAAGATGGCTTCTTCGATTTGCTCAACCAACACATCAAGATCAGCCACTGCAGTACCGAGGTCGGCGGCCTGGACGCGAGCATTGATGTGGATCTGTGCAATGGTGTTAAACATGGGCACATTTCGCCCCATGCTTTCCTTGTGCTCGCTGGGCGCCGAAACAATCACTGCCGGCAACTGCGGCAGCATTAGTGGAGCATCGCGGTTATTCCATACACTCAATCCGGCCAGTGTATTTGCCTGCTGAATGGCTGCGACAATTGCATCTCGCAGCAAATTGCGATACAGCATGTCAGCCTCCGGAAGCGTAATTCATCAACAGCTTGAGATGGCCATGTCCGTCATCGTGAATATCCCGAATGAGATAAGTGATGCCCAGGCGAATAATCGTGACCGCATCGCCCTGTTGGGGCCGCGCCGGGCAGGCTGAAGCCTGAATGCCGAATACCGGACAAACAGAGGTAATCGACTCAACCCCACTGAACCCATCCACAGCCTTGTAGGCCTCATCAAACACACCGGAAACCGAGTAAGGCGAACCCGACTGAGGGGTTATCTCAGCCGGCTCGCCAAACACACCAATGACAGGGCCAAGCACTTGCTTGTCCCAGTCAATCATCAGCTGCTCGCTTCTTCAGTCACCACGGTCACGCTGGGGCCGGCGTCGTCAGTTTCTGCAGACACCGTGGCGGAGCCCGGCACCGTAGCAGTGGCATCCGGGGCCAACCCAAGAATCCCGCGATCGGACAGGTACTGGTATTCAGCCTGCTCAACCTCGACCTGCTCACCGAGGCCGAATCGGCCGGCTTCGGTAACCACCGTGCCAGTCAGCACATAGGCTTTGACAGTCTTAGCCATGGTCACCACCTATCAGTTAACAACCGGAGCGCAAACCGTCGCAGCAAAGCAGGCATTCACTTGGGACGGGATGACGATCGGGCTGGATTGCAGCATCAGAATGCGCTGAGCCGGGTCTTTTTCTACCCAGGTCTTCGGCGCGTACGGCATGGCCTGATAAGCGTGGTCAGGGTCCAGAATCTGGCCGAAGGCACGCGTACCTTGCATATCGGAACCGCACATGATGACGGTACCGTCCGGCAACATCGGCTGTTCGACGTTGTTATCGTCGACATACCAGTCGTTGTAGACCCACAGGTTGTACTGACCCCAGACACCCTTGAACTGGGCGCCCTTCTGGATCTGCGGACCAACATTGATGCTGTTGCCTTGGCCGCCGCCACCCGGATACCAGATTGCTGCTTTGACCACCGGGTCAGCCAGGAAGAATTCCCAAGCTGTGGTGGTAAAAACGATATCGGTACACTGGCCACCAGATTTCTTCAGCACCTGGTGACCCCAGTTTTCAATCGACTGAGAAGGCAGCACGCCTGTTTGGCCCCACTGTGCAGCACCGGTCAGCGTAGTGGTCAGCGATGCATCGCGGCCAAAATCGACCACAGAGGTCGGGAAGCCATCGCCGGCAATGGTCACTTTGCCGCTCATCAGTGCCTGAGCAGCCATCCACTCCAGGCGGCGATCCAGCATATCCAGCTGATCTTCCATCTCGAACTGGAGGTTGGCCATTTCACGCTCGGCACCGGTCAGCTCGCCACCAATACGCTCACCAATCATGCGGCGGACCGGCTTACGCAGATCCGGCGCCCGCTTGTCCTTGATGTAGGCGGGTTTGAACATGTTGGTTTGGTAGCGGCGCTGCTCAACCAACTTGCCTTCCACCATCGGCGAGACAAACGGCGACATGCGGCGCTTACCGACATCAACGTCGATCGAGACAAACTCGGTTTCGGACATCACGATGCCCGGGAAAAACTTGTCCAGCAGAAACTTCTGGCTGCGTTTCAAGTTCGGCACCAGCGCAATCAGCGTATTGGTGTCGAAAAGGAAGGTATTTGCACCCATGGATGCCTCCATGCAAAAGGCCCGCAATTGCGGGCCTTTAAATGAAAATGCCCACCATGAGGTGGGCTAAATGGGATATTGCCGCCAGGGATTACGACGGGTCGGACGCGCTGACAGACGACTTGATGTAGATTTCCAGCGGACGCATTGCCAGTTTCAGCGCGGCCAGCGTCCAGCTGGCATCGTAGATCAGCGCATTACCGTTGAACTCGCCCTGCAGATACACCGGAGCGACAACCACGCCGCCGGAGGCATCGGCGTTATCGGCCAGGACGGCAACCGGAAGCTGGCTACCATCCTTGGCGGTGGCGACCGACTGCACATAGGCCAGATCGCCGGCCGGCACGGTAATGGTGTAACCATCGCCCGCAACAAAAGCGGTGCCACCCGCAGAAACGGTAAAGCCCAGTTGACCAGCGTACGCAGTACCCACAGCACCGCTGGCCAGCTGCGTGCCATCCGGCGCAGTCAGGGAAAAGGTAGTGGCGGCCGTAAAGGTCAGCACATAGGCGCCTGCCTTGGCGCCAGTACCCAGCGCAGGAGGAGTGATGGTGCCGTTACCGGTGTTTGCGCCACCGGCCGGCTTGCCGGCAACGGCTGCGGGCGTGCCCAGTTGACGTTGCCCCAGCACGGTACCGCGCAGCAGGGTGCCCAATGCCAGGTTGACATTGTCAGTGACCAGTTTGAGGTTGCCCGCGATCAGCTGATCCGGGATATAAGTGACAGCCGAAATGCTCGGCGCCTGGGTGTTATCACCCACGGAAGTGACAGAAAGTGCCATGTATCAGGCTCCTGTTATTGACGGACCTTGTTGACCGCGGCGGCGATCGCAGCTGCCTGGGCTTCCGGGCTATCCGGGCTCAGTGCGCGGCCACCCTCAGCACCGACTTTCGCATTCGGCACCTCAACCATACGGCTGGCCAGGCTACGACCACGCGGCGCACCACCTGCAGCAGCCACTTTCAGCATGTCGATGGCCTTGGCAGCGCTCATACCGGTGTTGAAAGCGAGGTGTGCGGCCATGTCGGGCCGCGTGGCCGCCTCAGTGCAGCGGAAAATGGCTGCGCAACGTGCACGTTCGGCGCGACGGGCTGCCTTTTCCTTTTCATCGTCATCCTCTTCGGCGTCAGCATCATCGTCATCATCTTCAGCGCGCGAGCCTTTAGCCTTTTTGCCCTTGGACTTGGGTTCGGATTCATCATCCTCTTCCATATCTTCATCACGATCATCGTCCGGGTCTTCGTTTTCTGCCCGGCGGGCAGAATCCTTGTCCTTGTCTTCTTCGTCCTGATCGGAATCTTCGGCACGGCGTGCGCGCTTGCTCTCTTCATCGCCTGCGGCACGCTTAGCGCCAAGGCCAAGCAGATGAGCGAAGTTGGCAGCAAGTCCTTTTGCCATGATGGTTTCCTTCTAATTGGCGGCCAGCTGCTGGAGCAAGGCCAAAAATGCGGCATCTGGCGCCGCAACACGGTCCGCGAGGCCAAGGCTGATGCCTTCTGCCCCGAGATAGGTACGCGCCTGTGTGCCTCGTACCACTTTTTCCGAAAGGCCACGATTGCGCGCGACAGTCCGGACAAACAAATCACCCATCGCATCGATGTCAGCCTGAAAGCGCTCACGCGCCTCTTTGCTGAGGGGGATTTCAGGGTGGCCATCAGCCTTGCATTCACCATGGGTGATGAAAGTGACTTTGAACCCGCCTTCGGCCAGCGCCTTGCTCCAGTCCATGTGCATCCAGATGACACCGATGGAACCCGTGCCACCAGTTCGCGGCACGGTGATCTGGTCAGCCGCGCTGGCAATAGCATAGGCAGCTGAATAGGCGGATTCATTCAGGATTGCCCAGATAGGCTTTTCGCCGCGGGCGTTGTAAATGGCATCGACCAGGTCAAAGCAGCCCGACACTTCCCCGCCCGGGCTATCGATATCCAGCACGATGGCTTCGACCTTCGGGTCGGACATCGCCATCAGGAAGTTTTGCCGAATGCCGTCATACCCCGTCATGCCGGAGTAAGGCCGAAGCGTCCCGAGACGTTGCACCAGCGTGCCGCGGATCGGTATAACAGCGGCAGAGCCAAGCAGGTCGTAACCGGCGCGCGGGTTATCACCCTGCCGATTGTAGTAGTCGTCATCGTCATCCCATGCGCCGGCCTCTGCCGGCCCGGCATGGGCGATATGGGTGACCCCTAAGCGCTCAGCCAAAGAGGCCATAATCACTTCAGCCTTGGCTGGGTGAATGGCAAGCGGCACGTTGAATAACCGCTGCGCCAGGTGGGCAAACTTCATACTGCCTCCGGTTTCTTGATCACTTCCTGCGCAGTTTGCATGCCCGCCCAAGACGGCGGCGTCAGGCCGCGCTGCTTGAAGGCTGCGATTTCGCGCTGCCGCTGGTCCAGGATTTCTTCCCAGTCCTCTCCCACGTTTTCCGCCGCTTCAGCTTCCAGCGTCGACAGGCCGGCATCCATACCCAGTACAGCGCCCTGCTTTTCAGCGACCGGGTCAACCCAGCCACGACCGGGACCCATCCATGTGCAGCGGCTATATGCAGCGCGGGCTTCGATGAAATCAGGCGCACCAGGCGGCAGGGGCAAATCGGCATCCTCAAAGACCTCTTCGAGGAACGCTGAAAAAATGGGCTGGGCAAAGCCAATGGAAAAATTGGTGCGACGAACCGTCAGTGTTTTCCACGCCTCCAGCAAGCTGGCGCGCGCGCTGGAATAGTTCACATCCGACCAGTCCTGCGACAGCTGCTGGGCGGAGATGCCCATGCCTGCTGCCGCATTGCGTAGCACTGCACGCTCGAAGTCGCCGAAGTTGCTAGCCGGCCGGGCAGCTGAAATCGCTGTGATTTTTTCGCCAGGGAACAGCGTGGGAATCCGCGCACCGGCTAGCGACAGCCGACGATCACCATGGAATTCGTTACGGCCAGCCTGGTACGCATTCAGCTCATCGCCCCCGCCCAGAGCCTGTTCGACAAACTCGCTATCAAACGGGCTTTCGATGTAGGCCCCGAACACGGCATTGATAATCGCGGCATCCAGCTCGGTGCTGTCATACTTCACCAGCATCTTCAACCGCTGCACGACAGGAGCCAGCACGCCAGCGCCACCACGATTTTGGCTGGCACGGTCGGCATCAAAGTCGTGAACCACGATTGGCCGGCACCATGCTGTTTCACGCAGCACCCGTTCCCATGTCATCGATTTGTCAGCGACAAACCAATCCCCCTGGTGGGCCTTGCGAATCCAGTAGGCCACTGCCGCACCGTCTTCATTGATCTCGACGCCACCGCGCATATAGCGCAAGTCGGTATGCTGCTGCGGGTTGCTCAGGCGGTCAGGGTCAACAATTTGCACTGTCGTGGCATAGCGCGCACGGCCAAGACTGATGTTGCCAGGCTTCCAGTGCAAAATGGCCAGCGCATCGCCATCCACCAGCTTGTGGCGGAAGGCCAGACGCATCATCTGGGCCACGGTCAGATTCCGATGCAGATCACACCACCGGCCGGGGTCATTCGCCCAAGTACGCCAGCGGGCCTCTACTGCACGGCCAAATTGATCAGCCCATTCTGCATTGAATTCATCGTTGCCGGTCATATCGGCCAATGCACGGTAATCGGGTTTGCAAACTGGCCGGAAATTGGCACCGATGGCATTGTCGAGAATCCGGGTAACACCGCCGGATGCCCAGCCATCGTTCCGAACCAGATCGCGCACACGGGACACGATGCGGTCCCGGTACATGTTCAGCTCGACATCCGGCCCCAGAATCATCGGATTCCAGTCCGCCATGTGACTGCCGATATTATCGGCAGCGTCATAGGGAGACCCATTTCCGCCAATCAGCATCCCCGGCCTACGGGCTGGCGGCAGTGGCCGGCCATCCGGCCCCAGAATTTGTACGGGGTTTTCCATGTTCAAAACCTGACTCTGATTGGCCGGCGAGCCTGCGGGATCATCCCCAGCGCCTGCTGCAATTGACGGATCAGCATGGTCAGCTGCGGCAGACTGGTGCGCGTGTATGTGACGGACTTTGAACCATCACCCTGGGCATACGCGAACGACTCGCCCTTGCTGCCCATTTGCAGCTGCACCAGCGCGGCCTGTGCATCGACCAGTGCCTGTTGCAGTTGGGCAGTTGTCATGCCCTGGAGCAAACTGGGAGGTGTCATGAGAATCCTTATGCCAGCCGGCTGGCCAGCTTGGGCGTTGTTGTTGGTTTGGTTGCGACAATCGGTTTCGCTTCCGGCTTCACCACCGCAGCGGGCGGCGGCAACGGCGCTGAGAACATATCGCCCGTCGCGGGCTGCACGGCTTCTTCCAGCCGCTGCCACATGCGTTCAGTAAACTTGTTCAAGTCCAACTGCTGCGCGCAGAACATCGCATAGACTGTGCAGTCCAGGACTTCATTGCGCCGGCCGGACGGCTTCACCCAGCGGTACTGATCGCCAGATTGCGTTTTGGCCAGAATGCGGTGCTCGGCTGTCAGCTGCTGGTAGAAGGTGGAAGGCAATTCCTTGCTGAAATGGATGTACCCTGCGCCGGGGTGAGCGATCTGCAATCGGCCATGCAGCAAGTCCTTCGCAGTGTCAGTACCGACCAGCCAAAGTTTCACACCGCGCTTGATGACCTTGCCGCGCCAGTTGACGTCCTGCGTTGAAGATCGGCCCTTGACCGGCTTACCCTGCTGGGAGTCACCCTTCACCGCAAACACTTTGCGGCGCACACGCTGACGACAGAAGTTGTAGGCTTGGTGGGTATAGTGGCCACCGGTGTCGATAGCGGATGCTTCGATCTGCAACATGCCACCGGCAGCATGCGGGAATGCCGTCAGTAGGTAATCATCCAGCTTGTCCCATTCCGATTCGTCTGCCGGATTGGCACGCAGCTGAACGTAGTCAACTGCCCAGGTTTCCTCGCCACGGCCGACTGCCCAAACCACTACCTCAAACCGGTCGGCCTGGACGTCGACGCCGGCTACCAGCACTAGGCCGCCCATGGGCACCTGCCGAAGCGGATATGCTTCGGCGCGGGCTTCCAGTGCATCAGAGTCTGTCTTTTCGACATCCTCTTCCCAGACCTCGCCGCGCGTGGTGTTGACGAAGGTTTTCATCTTCGACATATCACCCGCTTTGGCTTTTTCAGCAGCAGCCAGAAACTCGCGGACGATATCGGCCCAGCTGGCCTGCGGGCTGTATGCAGTCCAGATGTGGAAAGCAACATGGCCCGGAGCCGGGACGAGCTCATCAGCGCGGTTGAAGAACCTCAGCCCGTCATCGGTCCAGATGCCGCTGGCGCTGATCCAGCGCGTTGTTTTCCATACCGTCAGGTAATCGGCCTGGGTAAACAGCCCAGCACACTCCGGACACAGGTGCGCGGCGGTGTCGGGGTCATTGTTGACCCACTTGAAACCATGCGGCTCGCCACGGCCACCCCATGTCAGGGTGATCCACTCATTGCAATGCGGGCAGCGGATATGTGCCCGGAAAAACTCATCCGCCAGCTCAGCGCGGTCCTCGATCAGCGAGAACCCTTTCAGCTTGGGGGTGCTGCCCACCACCATCTTGGGGAAGGTGGCACCCTCGGTGCGCTTTTTGGCCAGTGTAAACGGGTCGCCTTCTTTCTCCACGTCCCGGTCGAAGGCGTCAGCCTCATCCAGATAGCCGGTGTCGATTGAGATGCGACGGTAGTTTTTGGCAGCCTTGCCGCCCTTGGTATGCAACAGGGAGTCGACAAACTTCTTTTGCCGCAGGGTGTTGGTTTTGTGCCGGGCCAGATACTGAGGGAATACATCCCGCATGACGGTTACGTCTCGCAGGGCCGGCTCCAGCTCGACCTTGACGAACTCGTCAGAGTCATCGTCTGTCGGCTGCCAGATAGCCTGATTGCGCCTCTTATGTTCCGCGTGATACAGCATCGCGGCCAGGATGATCTTGGTGTATCCCACCCGGGCAGACTTGAGCCAGTCCACTTCTCTGATGTCGTCGTTGCTGATGGCGTTCATTACCGCCACCTGAAACGGATAGGCCTCCCACGCCTGCTCGACATAGGACGATTCGGCCGACAGGTAGAAATGCTTGGCCGCCCACTCTGCTAGCGTCAGCGGATCAGGAGCCCCCATCGGGGCCAGACCCCGCCTGATGGCCTTCTGAATCTCGCTCTTGTCCATTCTCCAGTACGCTCCAGTCGAACTCCACCGACGCGGCCAGGTTTCGGGCTGTTGTGATTTCGCGGGTGATGAACTCAAGCACCGAAGTCGGAATGTCATCCGACTGGCGCTTGATCTTGATGGGGATGGCCTCCAGCACACCGGCAACCTGCCGTCCCATGCTGGCCAGAATGATTTCCAGAATCCAGACCGGGGCCAGCTCGCGGCGCATGCGCTCGTTCAGCATGGCCACCTTGTCGGCTTGTTCCTTGGCCAGGCGGGCGCGCTCCTGAACCAGCGAAGCGCCGCCATCAGCTGCACGGCCAGCAGCTTGCTCGCGCAGATGCGCGCAGTAGGCCTGCAGCCAGTCAATCAGGTTTCCACCAGGGGCGATGATGCCGCGGGCCAGCAGATCGCTAACCGCTGGCTGGCTGATGCCGACCAAAGCGCCGAACTCGGCCTGAGTGCCGGGACGGGCAAGACCATGCACCATATAACCCCCCTAGAGAAATCCCGTGACTAGAAAACGATCGCGGCGCGCAATGCCCGTGGGACCTACCCCCCGAGGAAGGACCCAAGGACAATATCAATGCCTTACCGCCTCCATCGCCAGGCGCAGGCGGCCGATCCGGTCGACCTCGATGCCACGCACGGCATCGGAGAACGCACCCGCCAGCACATCGGCAGGCACAGCATCTATTGCAGCACCACATGCCTTGCGCAGATCCATCAAAGCCACCGTAACCTCTGCTGACGTGGCGCGGGCCAAGCCATCAAAGCTGCTGACCAATCCCAACAGCAGGTACTCAGCAGCAGTGCGGGCAGCTGCGCTCGACGCCAGATGGCAAGCCGAAGCAAGCAGGCGCTCACCATCCCAGATCTCAGCCGACCATGCCTCAATGTCGCCGTCGCCTTCATAGTTCGCGCAGATACGCGTGAAAAGCTTGCTCATGCATCCCTCACTTCGCCGACGCCAGCGCCTTCAGCAGCTGCTCGGCAAACACTTTCTTGAAATCCCTGTCCACAATGCTGCGGGCCAGGGCGTGGTATTCGAGACGGGTTTTGACAGGCAAGGCATCGCCAAATCGGATCAGCAGTTTCAAACCACCAGTTCGCTTGCCATCCACCTTGTTCCAGGTGTTGCCTTTGCTGCCATTCCGGCCACGCTGGCGCTCACCTGTAGGCGGCCGTTGCCAAACGCCATTGATGACACGACCATCTTTGAAACGAACCTCGCCTATGAAAACATCTGGCCGCGCCTTCAGCCGCGCAAGCAGCTTTCGCGGCAACTGGCCATATGCATTCAGCTTGACGTTTTTCGGGTTCAGCAATGCGCGGCCAGGCAACACATGCTCACCCCCAGCCTCAAATGGATTCAGGTACTTTGCCGTCCGGTCTTTGATAAAGACCTGAGATTCCAGATTGGTCTTTCTGGCAGCTCTCATACCAACAGCGTTGCGGGTAAACGGTGAAGGGTGCTTCAACTTCTTCACCAGGTTATCCGACTCAGCGGCCTGCACCTGCTTGGCCATGACGGTCAGCGCCTGGGCAGTCGCGAACGGCACTTGCTTTCGTGCGATGAAGTTCAACCGTTTGGTGATGTCCTTCACATTCGTTTTGACGCTGATCGCAATCATGGCCACTCCTTGTGACACGCGCGGATTACCCGTAGGTTCTACGGCACGATGGCCAACCGCTCATGCCATCAAACCGGACTGACTTGCAGCATGCCTTGGGCAATCTGGCGCTGTCGCCGTGCAACTTCGCGCGCGCCGCAGCCGCTTTCAGCCCATTGCGTTTTCCACGCCGGGCCTTGGTGGCGAGTGCGGCGATGGTTATTGAACCGGCCAGTAAAGCGGTCACGACCATGGCCATTCGACTCATACGTGCCCAGGTGGGCGCGCGCCAGCATTTGCTGGGCAATCGGCATGGCGGAAATAGCAGCCAGCGCCTGCATAAATGCAATAGCACGGGCAAAAGGACTCGGCTTGTTCATGAGAACCCCCAGAAACAACAAAGCCCCGCTCAATGGCAGGGCTGAATGGTGGCCGCTAGCTATGCGGCAGGCCTGGCAAGCAGGCAAAACAAAGCCCCATGCGATGCACGGGGTGACATGGGTGCCACCGGTCAAGGTGGCGCGCCCTGGTCGAAACCAGAACGGAGGCGATCTGTAAATGAAAAAACCCAAGCCGTTTGACTTGGGTTTTTGAACGCAACTGCTGCGAGCGTAGCTGAAATGTACTTAAGTGCCGCACGGCCTGTCAAGCGGTTTAATCGTTCGCCGCCTGAATATTTTTCTCCAGGTCAGCCACAACACCAAACACACCCACCTGCCGGATGCCCGTGCGGCATGATTCCAGCGCCATTTGCAGCTCAGCCTGGGCATTGTGTACCCAGCGCTGAATGGTAGAGCGATTGACACCGGCCTCGCTTGCATACTGGGCGGTATGCGAATCCGACCGACGCCGCTGCATGGTGGCTACTGCCAGCACGCCACCCACCTGACTGCGGTAGTAGCGGTCGATGACAGCCTTGCTGTCCGGCCTTACCTTGCGGCACAACAGCAAGTCCACCAGCGACATCAACTCTTCCACCCGGCCATCCAGCCCGGCCGGCCTTGCCTCAGGATGCAGCGTAGCTGCCGCTGCCATCTGGCCATTCAATGACGACATTTTGTAGCCCAGCCCGTTGTTTTCGCGCCGGTCCACCCATGCCGCCCACTGCCACAAAAGATCATCTATCTGCTTGATCACGTTTTCGCCTCCGTGAAACCCCGAGGAGGCCCCTTAGCCCAGTCATGCCAGGCTTATTTTGTCCTGATATTTTACTCTTTGCCCCAATAGATTCAAATATTTATCGGGAATCACCGATTAAATCAGAATGTGAATACCCACGCTAAAATGTGATCGCAATGTGAAGCCCTGAAACCTAATAGGGATAAGCTTTTGTGAAGGATGTGAAGGATGTGAATATGTTTTCCCGCATACGCATGAGAGAAATTTTTCTGACATCACCAAGATGATGGGGTAAAGGGGAAATAAAAAAGGCCCCGCGCACACACGCGGAGCCTGCAAAACCTTTCACACCCTTCACAAAAGGCCGCCCCTATTGGGTTTCAGCCCTTCACACACCCTTCACATCGGCGTCACACCCTTCACATTGATACCTCTCCAGCCAGGTCGATACCCAACTGCTTGGCACCCTGGCGAAATTTGCTGATATGGTCGCCCAGATAGTCCATTTCGGCAAGCCCATCCGGCTCCATTCCCACCTTGAATACCTGCCCCTGCTTCATCGTGCCGTGCGAGCCAAAGCGCCAACGCGCCTTGTTCCGCTTGCTCAGCTTACCAGGCACGCTGCAGCTGACATTGATGCTGAACTTGTTCTCACTGATCGGCGCATGGTCGCCCGTATCATTGCACCACCAGCGGTACACCCGGTACAGATCGCGCGTGGAGCAGCTGACAAAAGGCAACTCGCCCAGCTCCTCATGCACCCACTGATGCAAGAACAGTTCCCAGCCAGACAGGCCGTAGCGGATCACCCGCGCCTTTTCATTGGTCATCAGCGGCTTGGTGTGGCGGTCGAACTTCACAGCTTCTGATCGCTGCACATGGCCAAGCCCGGCGCATGCAGGGCAATCAGGGGTGCACTGGTCACCGGTACGCTCGGCCTCCGGGCATTGCTGCACAGTCAGCGTCAGCGGGAGCGCCTGCAGGAAGGCATAGAAAGCTTCCAGGCCACCCTCACTCACCTCGCGGTCCACATCGATATAGATATCGTCCGCCGCCGTCTCCAGCGGCCAGATCACCAGGAAGCGCCGGTCGTAAGCCTCAATGTGCAGCGGCTGGATGGCATTCGACAGAAACACGCACTGCGCGTGATTGCTCTCCTCCCAGGCATTCATGAATTTCTTTTCGATCACCTGCGTCAGGCCGGTAATCATATGCTTCAGCTTGCCCGTCTGGCTGTAGCGCTGCTTGCTGCTGATTACCTCCTCAAACAGCAAAAACAGCTTGGCCGAACGGCTGCCGGTGTACTGGCTTTCCAGCTCGGACTGGCCCAGCGTAATGGCATAGCGGCCATACAGCGGCTTCACCACCTTTTCCCAGAACATCGATTTACCGGTACCGTGCACACTGCCGTGCATCAGGATGGCCGTATCCATCTTGGCTCCTACATGCTGCAAGGGATAGGCAATCCAGTTGAGCAACCATTCCAGCACCTCCATGCGGCCATCACAAAGATGCAAGGCCAGCCGCAGGATATGGTGGCACTTGGGGAACAGCGCAATCAGCGCCCAGATATCGCGCGGCAGCTGGTGGGCAGGCATTGGCCAGTCAGGCTGCATCTCCATGCCAGACCACAAGTTGATATACCCGTCCTCAGGCAGATCAACGCCCGGCGCAAAGCGCACATTTGCCAGCGGCACCACGCGCCGCTCAGGCGAATCCACCCAGTAATCGTAAGAGCCGCCCATGGCCAGCTTGGCCGCAGCAGCCGGTATCACCTCGCGCAGCTTGCTGTCCCAGACTGATGTCGAGCCATCCAGATACACATAGCGCTGCATGTACGGCACCATCGCCGGATCAGTGCGCCGCGCCTGCTCATCCCGCGCCCGCTTGGCCGCCGATACCTCAGCCTGCGTCACCAGCAGCTTGTCAGGCCGCGCCAGCCAGCCATCCACCGGCTCTTTGCCAAAGCGCGCCTTCAGCGCCGCCATGGTGTATTCGCTGCCGCTGGCCTTGTCGATCACACGGGTTTTACCCTCCACCAGGGCGTACTGCTTGTATAGCAGGCGCGCAATGGCCGACGATGCCTCACCCCCCGCACCCCCGGCATCCGTGTCAGGCGCTGGTTCTGCAGCGGCCTCGCTCGACAAGTCATGAGAGGGTGCGGGAGAGAGCGCCGCCTGCCACTGCGCCACCACCACATCGATACCCTCATGCACATGCAGGTCGTTGAAGTCAGTCGCCTCAGGCAACTCATCGCCCTCGGTCTGATGCCGGGCAATGGTGAATGCCGGCAGCACATAGCGCGCATTGCCAGCCTCACGGCAAGCGGCCTCAGCCTTGGCCTTGCCCGCGCCACCAGTACGGTAATCATCATCCGCCGCAATCACCAGCGGGCTGGCCGGGTACTTGGCACGCAGTATCTTGGCCACTGCCACCAGGTTGCCGGCATCCAGCGCCATGTAGACCGGATGCTGATACGCCACGCCCTCCCGCACGCTGGCAGCCGTGGCATAGCCCTCAGCCAGCAGAATCAGCTCGCCATCCATCGGCTCATCACCCAGCCGACACGCCGCCCCTACCTTGGCCATGCCCTTGTTAAACAGCTTGCTACCGTCAGGTGCTATCTTCTGGCTGCCCACCATGGTGGATGTGTCGTAGCGCAGCAACGGGATGATGATGTTGCCATCCGCCATAAAGCGCACAGCCTCTGCACGGGCCACCTTCTTGCGCTCCAGATACGCCGACACACCCTCGCGCGATGCATCCTTCCACTGCTGCTTGGCACGATTGGCAGCAAACTCTGCCGCACGCGCCTCCCTGGCCAAGCGTGCATCATCCTTGCGCTTCCACTCACGGGCAGCAGCCTCGCGCTCCTCTGGCGATATCTGCTGATAGGAGCCGTCAGACTCCACCTTCCAGTTGTCGGCCTTGTAGCCAAACACGCCGCTGAAATAGGACTTTCCTGTTTTGGCGGAAATATACTCATACAACCGGTACCAGGCTTTTTTCTTCGGCCCATAGGTGTATTTCTTGCCGTCCGCCCGCAGCTGGTGCATATCGATCTGCGGCATGTCGTGATCGACAAACTGCGCCCAAACACCCTCAAGACTTGCACCCACCTTAGTCTCCCAATACCAAATACATTACACTGGCGGCATTTCACCGACCGGAAACACCGTCATGGACATGCTTGAACACGAATCCCGCATCAACCAGCTCACTGGCAACCTGATGGGGGTACAGATGCTGCTGCTATCCGTTGTGGCCAATAGCGGCCGGCGCGTGGAAATTGCCAATCATCTGCAAGAAGAAGCGCGCCGCACGCTGGCGACGATGAATGGTGAGTCAGCCCTGCCAGATGAAGCCCTGCACCATCTGGAAACCTGGCTCACCACCACCGTGGACATGCTACTCAGCGACGAAGCAATCTAAGCAGCCAGCGGCGATGCCACGGCTGACGCACTGGACGTGGCGCATACTGCTCCAGCAGCAAGCGCGTCGTGGCAGAAGGTTTCAGCTTTGCGGTCGTCATGATCAGAAATCCTGTCCGTAGTTGATCAGCACTTTGTCGCGCGTCACGCGGATCACGTAATCGCCGCAAGGGATGCCGTCCGGGCGAATGCCGCTGTGCACCGCCGGGTACAGGCCTTCAAAGCGCTTCATCAGGCAGCGGTCGTAGGCATGCTGCAGCAGGTCGCTGGCGATATCAGCCAGAAAGCCCACGCGGATTTCCGCCAGCACCAGCCGTGCCTGCGCCTCGCTCAGCTCATGCCAGTGGTCAACCTCAAAGCGCTGCACATAGCGGATGTGGAAGGACAGTTCCAGGTCAGGAACCGCCATATTTTTGGCGCAGTCCAGCAGGCGGGTGAACTCGCTGGCCAGCTCAGTGCGGGTAGCAGCTGACATGGGGGCAGCATGCCCATCCACCGGCGCCATGGCGCGGCGCATGGCCTCACGCTCCATGCGGATGAAGTAGGCGCGAATGGCCTTGCCCTGCTCGTTACGCTCCATCATGCCCAGGTGCTTGGCCATGTCGATAGAAAGCGCATAATTCACAGCAGGCCGGCCGCGCCCGATTTTTACTGAATTTTCAGTAAAATTGACAAAGTCTTGATTTTCAACGAATTCCCCCTGCTGAATGCGATCAGCAATCCAATCGTTGAAACGCGTCTTGGCACCAAGAAACGCATGCAGCTCACGGGCATCGCATGCCAGGACGGCATCACCGCCGATATTGGCAATAAAAGTACGGATAGGCGCTGCGGACGCAGCTTGAGGAACAATCTGATTAGCCATGGCAAGGCTCCTTGTAGATCGAGGAAAGACCTGCCACAACCGACGCCAATCGAGGGTGGCAGACCGATGCGGAGTTGGCGTACCGGCTACAAGGACCCGGCGTCTCCGAAGAGACCCCCGCACGGCCCGCCATAGAAACCATGGACGCGCGCATGCGCTGCGAACAAAAATAGCCGCGAGGCGGCTGTTCGCCTTGTAGTGTCAGGACGCCAATCCCGGTCGCGCTATTGAACGCAACGGGTGAAGCATAGTCCCGACCACGGCGAACGGTCAAGATGGGTTGCGGGCGAAGCATTATTTGCCTTTCTTCCAGATCCGCTTCAGGGCGGATTCCATTCGTCGGCGGGCCGCTGGCCCACCGTCCCTTTCGATTTCCGCCAGCAGCTGGCGTCTATCGCTTACACCAGGCGCTGTGGCAATCAGCCGCAGCTGCTGCTGAAACGCCATATCCCAGCTATCGATGTAACAACACGGCCCATCAAACACCTGCCCGGCCAATCCTGCGGTCGGCACCCACTCAGCGGCCATTCATGGCCCGCAGGGTAAGTCGGCGTATCCGCTGACGCCGCATGCGGCGGTATTCCTTGCTGGCGCGCCATTCGGCATCACGCTCAGCCTGCGCTTCGGCCATGCTGGCTTGGCGCTGGGCCTGCGCCTCACGGCGGGCGACTTCCTCAAAAGTCGGGTCTCGATACGTCTGAGCCATGCTCTTTTCTATCCAGGTAATGCTTGATCGATTGCAGCAGGTCCTTGCCTGCCTGCCGCCGCTGATCAGCCGGCAGCATGCGTATGCGCCACGCCTGCACTTTCAACCGATGAAGGGAGAAAGGCAGGCGGTATTGCATCAGCCAGCCTTGGCTTTCTGCACTTCCCTTACCGGGGCGGCAGGCTGCTCGGTACCGTAGATCTGCATCAGCAGCGTCAGATACTTCACCACCTGCTCGGTCAGCGCCTGGCCACGGTCCTGAATATGCAGGCGGTAACCGGTATCGATTTCGTTGTGCTTGGTGATGGCGGTATTGACCGAGTCAAACAACTCGGCCATGCGCACGGTGATAGCCTGGGATTCGGCCAGTAGGTCAGTGTTTTCCACCGGCTCTTCCGGCGGAGGCAGTTCGACGAACACGCCGCCCAGCTCCCGGCACATTTCTGTGATGGTGTGGCGACCGCGGGTCAGCAGCATGAGGGACAAGGCATCCTCTACGCTCAGCTTGGCACCCTTGAAGCCGGACAGTTTGTGGCGCAGCCCATTCGCGCTGCCGCACACGTCTTTACTCAGGGACTCTTGCGTCCCCACCCATTGCTCGGCATCACGCCGGGCCGCTTCAAGAATGCTCATCCTACGGTCCTCCTACGATTTTCAATCGTTTTGTAGGTACTCAAACCCGCCTGCATGCTCTATGCTGACGGCACATATAAAAAACGCTGATTTATGCAAATCAGCTAAACGCATCGCTTACGGGGTAGTTGAGCGTTGCGGGGGAATCAGTAAAGCGCCTGGTACACACCTACGCGATGAACGCAGTAACGGATGGGCTAGGCGCACGGTCAGAATCATGTCGCCAATAATAGCCAAAGGCTTTTATAGTTTGCAAGAACTTTATAGCCGTTGGAAATTTTGGCCGATTAATTCTAAGAAGTTAGTCAGGGATGACTTATCATGCGCGACATGAATGCAGAAAAGAGAAAGCCACTGGAAGCGTGGCAAATTGAAGATGCCGCACGGCTGAAGGACCTATTTTTAAGGCGCTGGGGCAAGTCCCAGGAGTTATTTGGCGAGACATTTGGACTAGGCAGGCAAGCCACCGTTGGCAACCTGCTAAATGGTCGCCGCGCCTTAAATCTAGATCAGGCTACCCGCTTTGCTCGGGGGCTAGGCTGCGCCATCTCTGACTTCAGTCCTACTCTTGGACGCAAAATCATGGATATCGCACAGAATGACAATGGACAGTCCAACGTCATGCCCGGACCCGAGATACGTGGTAGAGTTCCTTTAATCTCTTGGGTACAAGCAGGTGTTTGGATGGAAATTGTTGATAATTTTGTACCAGGTGATGCGGAAGAGTGGATTGCCACCACGTATCACTCCAAAGCCGGAACATTCGCTCTTCGCGTTCAAGGCGACAGCATGGAACCGCGGTTCCCCGAAGGATGCATCATCATCGTCGAACCTGAAGAAGATGCGCTCCATGGGAAATTTGTGGTGGCGAAACGACCAGGTGAAAACAGCGCTACATTCAAGCAGCTGGTTGTCGATGGCGGACAATGCTACTTGAAGCCGCTCAATCCCAGGTACAGCCTACTTGAGTTCACGCCAGGCACCCAGATCGTCGGCGTCGTGAAGCGAATGGAAATGGAAGTTTAGGGCGCCACCGCCCGCATCTTCAAAAAAAGAGCCCGCATTTGCGGGCTTTTTACTTTCCGGACCAATCCTCAAGTAGTTTTTCAAGAATCTCCAATCGATTCGGAGATAGAGAGCTCAACCTTTCCGCCACGCCGCGCACTCGCACCGGCCACTCTGTATCGAGCAGGACTTCTCCATGCTCAAGCCACCACTCCGAAACCCCGAAAAAACCGGCCAGGGCCTGAAAATGCTGGCGCTGCGGCACCACTCCACCCCTCAACCAGTTCGAAACAGTTTGCTTGCTGACGCCGATTGCACGCGCAAGCGCCCGATCGGAAATTCCGATTCCGTTTCGATATCCGCTCATCAGGCGGGCCAGACGAGTAGCGAATGGTAATGGGTGATGGCTCATGGCCTGAATCATGGATGTCGTGTCCGCAAACTGCTATTGCCACATTGGCAATTGGAATTTGTGGCTTTATTGCCACAGGAATTGAATTGATCATAGCACATGGCTTTTACATTTCAAATCCATTGGCTATAGTTGAGCCATGTTCAACAGCCGACAGGGATTTGCGCCATGACCGCACTTCGCCCCGTTCAGCAGCACAAGGCCACCCCGGCCGCTTTTTCCCTTCTTGATTCCAGCCTGACCGACCAGACCGCACGCGAACTGCGCGCTGCCGGCTACGCCATCAAGAGTCCGTCTTTCCACAACGGCCGTGCCGTCTACGCCGTCATCAAGCGGGGCTGACATGCGCACTTTCAGCCCACAACGCGATTACCTCGAACGCCGCGCCTGTCAGCGCAGCAACGAAATCACCGGCCACAGCCTGCGCATCCAGCCGACAGCAGAAGAACGCCGCCGCCTGGCCGCCCGCCGTGAGATTGAAAACCGCCGTATTGAGCGGGAGGCACTGCTATGACTTCCGGACAGAAATCATGCCCACCGGCATGGCCTACTGGCTCTCGAGTACTGCGGCTGCGGGAGGTTTGTCTTTTGACGGGGCTGTCTAAAACCACCATTTACAAGCTTGGAAATGAGGGAAAGTTTGTCCCTTCAATTTCATTGGGAGGCGCTTCCGTCGGGTGGCCAAGTCATTTGGTTGAAGCATGGCTAGCCGAGAGATTACAGATTTCACTTGAAAAAAAGCTTGATGCAAATAACCCGCCCCATCGGCACCGCCCGGCGGAGTTCAAGATTTACCAAGGCGGTGACAGATCGATTAGTGATCGTCCCTGCATCAAGTTAACGGAAAAAGATCGTCTCCGAGCAGCCGCCCGCCGCGAGATTGAAAACCGCAAAATCGAGCGAGAGGAACCGTAATGAGCACCCTGCAAGAAATGGTCCGCAGCACCGCTGCTGAGTTGGCTGATTTGCAAATGATGGAAGCGCAAGTGCGCGACCGGCGCGAAGCATTTCGCGCATCACTTCAGTTTCAGCTGCAGCAGCTGACGCAAGCCAATTGCCCAAGCTCGGTAGACCTTGAGGATGGCCAGACTTTCAGCATTGCGGACGAATGGTGGGACTTTAAGGACCTCACCATGGCCATCAGCCTGACTCCTACCGTCACCAAGCTAAGCGCCCTGAAATGAAGCTCAGCGAAGAAGGCCGCCTGGCCACCAAACACTTTTTCCTTGGCATTGGCTGGGGCTTTGCATGGCTTGCCGCGCTGGTCTTGGCCGAAGCCATCAGCAACGGCCTCAAGTGGGGCCACCTGTGAAAGCCCACGCCATGAAAACCATCCTGATTACCGGTGACAAGCCGGAACACAAGCTGCGGGCCGCGAAAGTGGCTATGCAGATCGCCGAGCAGCACCACGGCGTCCGCGCCGAAGTGACTGGCGTCAGCGATTACACCGCCAACAAGTATGGCCTCAAGCCTGCGCCGGGCCTGGGCAAACCGCTGATCAAGATTGTGGTGGCCGGCAGTGAAACGCAGGGCCGTGGCCGCGGCCGCGCCGACAAGGTCATCAACATGGCCGCACCCACTTTTGCCAAACACCCGAACGGCCGCAGCGTCACCTTCGCCTTGCGCGAAGCGGTAGACCACTGCCTGGCATCGGCCTGATCAATTTATTCAACAGCACTGGAGAACGACATGCGCGCAGCAACTGATCAACTTCGCGACATCCGCGCCGGCGAGATGGTGGAAGAACTTACCGAGCAACTGGCACAGGTAGTGAATGCGGTATTGGCTACCGGCAAGAAAGGGAATCTTACCCTCAAGCTGAATGTCGACCCGGCCAGTAAGGGTGACGCCGTGGTGACCATTACCGACGACATCAAAGTCACCATCCCACGCGAGAAGAAGGCCGGCACCCTGATGTTTGCTTTGCCGTCCGGCTCCCTGCAACGCCAGGACCCACGCCAGACCGAGCTGAAGCTGGAAGCCGCCCCCAAGTCGGAAAACACTCAGCCGCTGGCCGCAGTACCCACTACCCCGACAGCCCTCAAGGCTGCTGGCGGCAACTGATCCATCAACCTTCCCGACTGAAAGTAGACCATGACCGAGCAATGCAACGTACAAGCCGCGCTGGCTGCCGCCCAGAAGCCCTTTGTTCAATTCATCAACGGCACCCCTTTCCTGCTGCTGCCGGCCGGCGACGGCAGCTGGAAAGCTGAAGAACAATCCAAGCTGCGCGAAACGCCCCTGCGCAAGCAAGGCACCACCAATATTCACCAAGCCGATAGCTTTATCAGCTATGTGAATCTGCACAAGCAGGCTGGCACGCAAATCATTGTCGATGCCGACTATGCGGCGAACCGCGTGAAGTTCAAAGCCATCATCAACGGCGACTCGGCCACCGGCGCCGGCTTTGCAGACCATATTGCACGCTTCGACCCGCAGACCACTGTCGAGTGGAAAAACTGGACCGGCATGAACGGCCAAAAAGGCGACCAGACCAAACTGGCAACTTTCCTGACCGACAACATCAGCAACATTGCCTCGACGAACCCCGCCGACCCGACCCGCCAATATCCCAACGCCGCCGACGTACTGGAATTCATCACCAATCTGGAAATGACCAGCACCGTGCGCTATCGCAGCGGCACCAAGGTGCAAAACGGCCAGGTGCAGTTCGAGTACGTCGAGGAAGGCAGCGACCAGACCAAGGGCAAGCTGCAAATGTTCGAGCGCTTTGGTATCGGCGTGGTGCCGTACGCCGGCGGCCAGGGCTATTTCATCGAAGCCTTCCTCCGTTTCCGCATCAACCGCGAATCTGGCGCCCTGACGATCTGGTTCGATCTGCATCGCCCTGACCAGGTGCTGGAAGCGGCCACCAAAGCCGCCATCGATCAGCTGAAAGCCGAAATCACCGACTGCCCGATCTACTTCGGCACCGTGTAACCACTCCTCCGGCCACCCGGCCGGCTTCCTCAAGCCGCTGCAATGCGGCGGCTTCGGGAAGCAACCACAAGGAAGCACCATGAAACCGACTCGACACATCATCGTCGACCTTGAAACGCTGGATACCCAGCCATCTGCCGTCATCCTGACCGCTGGCCTGGTGGCGGTGGAAATCACTGAAACCGAATGCATCACGCTGGGCAGCTGGTATCGCCCTCTTCTCTGGGATCACCCTCGGCACAATCAAGCTGGCAGATCTACCAGCCAAGATACTGCTGACTGGTGGGTAAAGCAGTCAGATGCCGCCCTTAGCGAAGCTTTTTGCAATGACTACGATGCGATTCCAATATCTCTTGCGCTTAACTCCCTCAATGCCTGGCTACAGCTGAACCCTTACCCCATCTGGGGCAATGGCAGCGACTTTGACAACGCCGTCCTGCAACACGCATTCAAGCAGCACGGACTGCGCTGGCCCTACTGGCGCAACTGCTGCCTGCGCAGCACCAAGAACCTCGCCAATCAGCTGGGCCTGCATGTGGAAATGCCGGAATGGCCAGAGGGCAAGATCAAGCACCACGCCCTGCACGATGCGGAGTATGAGGCCCGGATTCTGGCCGCCCTGCTTCGCGCCTTTACTGAACAAAACCGCATATACGTCACCATCCCGGCACCCATCGCCAAGTTTGAAATAGCCGATGTGGCGCAACTGGTGAACCTGATTATTTCTGAACAACGGGGGGCAGCATGAGCCCATTACTGATCGGCCTGACTGGCCAACTGAAGTCCGGCAAGGATACGGTTGCCGACCGCCTTGTCTCCCACCACGGGTTTGTGAAAATTGGCTTTGCGGACACCATCAGAAGGGAGGTAGTGGAGGCCTATGGCCTGACCACCTTCGGTAAGTCATTGCTGGAAAACCAGGACCACAAAGACAACCCGACCCGGATGCTCACGCTGCTGGAATGCCGCGATCACGACTTTGTCACCTACCTGCTGGATACCGGGTTACCGCATGCCGACTTGGCCAGCAAGCGCTCACCGCGCTGGATTCAACAACGCTGGGGCGATTACAAGCGCGCTACAGCCGGATGGGATTACTTCATCAAGGTCACCCAAACCACCGCCAGTGAATGGATGGAACAGGGCCGGCGCAACATCGTCATTTCCGGCGTGCGCTATGCCGCCACAGCCCCGACGCCGACTGCTGAAGCAGACATGGTCCACGCGCTCGGCGGCCATGTGGTCCTGATCACCCGACCCGGCCTGACCCAGCAGGATCACAGCACGGAGTTGCTACTGCCGGACGGCTGCATCGACTTCACCATCAAAAACAATGGTTCGCTGAATAGCCTTTACATGCTGGCAGACACCCTTGTGCTGCTGCCGGCGCGGTTGACGGTGGCGTGATGGCGACCCGCATCCGCCGCAAGCACGGCTTGCCACGCGACGAGTATCTGGCGCGAAACCGGGAATTCTGCAAACACGGCACCGACCTGCCGCAAAGCAAGCTTGATGCCGATATGGTCCGGCAGATACGGGCCGACGCGGGCACCCATAGCCAGCGCCAGCTGGCCATGCGCTACCAAGTCCACCAGACCACCATCCACAAGATTCTGAATTACACCACTTGGGTGCACGTTCTATGACTTACCAAAACTATGCGGACCACCACCTGATACCGCGCACCACGCCGCCAGCCGGCGAGTGCGAAACCATGCGCCAGCCGAAAGAAACCTGCGGCTGCCCCGATTGCTGCGATAGCCGCTACCCCGCAGACCTGGTGGAGAGCGACGGCGGCGAAGTTTGAAGCACCATTTATTTTTTCAAGGAGAAGCAAAGATGAACGCACCGAAACCAGCAGTTCCCGCAGTACTGGAAACTCCCGCCATTGGCGAAGCCTTTGAAGGCGGCTTCTTTGCCGGACGCATTCGTATTGGCTCGAATGAATTCGCGCTGATCGTCTCCCCGAAAGCGCCAGGCGAAACCGACATGGCATGGGGCCCGCGCAGCAAAGATATCAAAGCAGCCCGCAGTTGCTTTGACGGCATGGCCAATACCAGCGCCATGGCAGAAGCTGGCAGCGAACTCGCCAAATGGGCGCTCGCCTTGAACATCGGCGGCCACGCGGACTGGTATATCCCCAGTCGAGATGAGCTGGAAATCTGCTACCGCAACCTGAAGCCTACCGGTCAAGAAAACTACTGCTCATTCCGCGATGGCGACAACGCCAGCAGCATCCCGGCTGGATTCCTTTATACCGAGCAGTCCCCGGCACAGACCGCAGTCAGCGCATTCCAGGACGAGAACGCTGAGGCATTTGATTGCTGCTGGTACTGGGCTAGTACGCAGTACTCGCCCGGCACCGCATGGTCTCAGGACTTCAGTGATGGCTACCAGGACCTCAACCACGAGGGCATTGAGCTCCGTGCGCGGGCCGTCCGCAGAATCCTCATCCTTTAATCCATTCATCCCTTTTAGCCGGGCGCACCGCGCTCGGCAATTTACCTAACCGCAAGGAGAATCACATGGAACAAAGCACCATCTCCATCCCTGTCGGCTCAGCAACGCTGCTGGTTCAAGCCGAGGATGCAGCTCGCATCATCATCGACAGCATCATGAAACCCCAGGCCCCTGCCATTTTTACATCCAAGACCGTGCCAGACATTGGCCAGCACTGGGATGAGCAAGGCGGTATTTACGCTGGCAAAGCGCGCGGGATTTCTATTCCCGATTACCACCTGGTTATTGCTTCTGGCGATGGCGGCTTTGTTGAAGACATCCAATGGGGAGGATATGAGGAGGATGAGCCGGAGGCTAAATGCCAATGGGACGGCCTCGCCAATACCCATTCCCTGGTCAAGTCGAAGCATTCCCACCCTGCCGCAGAGTGGGCTGCTGGACTGGTTATTTGCGGATTTGCTGACTGGTACTTACCCAGCCGACGCGAGTCCGCCCTGTGCTATGCCATGGCGCCCGAGGCATTTCCACAAGCCGGCTGGCACTGGACCAGCACGCAGTACTCGCCCGGCGTCGCATGGGTTCAGGGCTTCAATGGTGGCACCCAGGGCGGCTACCACAAGGGCGTTGAGCTCCGTGCGCGGGCCGTCCGCAGAATCTCATCCATTTAACCCTTTATTCATTTAGCGCGGGCGCAAGCCCGCGCCATTTCGGCATGGCACTGCATACCCAACTCCCGATTTACAAAGTCACTTACGACTTGCTGACCCTGGTTACCACGCTGACGAAAAACATGGACAGGGACTTCAAGCGCTCTCTTGGCGACGACCTGCGCAAAGACTGTGTCTCGCTGGTTCGCTTGGTTTATCGAGCCAATTCGACTCGAAACAAGGCTCCCCACCTGGAGATGCTGCTGGAAAACCTGCAAGTCATTGAGCTGACACTTCGCCTCTCCGTGGACATGCGACTTATCTCGCGTGGCCAATACGCAGCGGCGATAGAGCAGACAGACAAAATCGGGAAACAGGCACAAGGCTGGAAAAGGAAATCAGCCGCTACCGCATCGCCTGCTGCATGACCGTCAAGGCGGTCTTGCCTGTGCGATTTTTGAATCTGGTCGTACCGCTGGCTCACAAGGCCACCGACATGCGCTCTAGGGGTACCGCCGGCAGCAGCCGGGCTGGCCTGGCGCAGTTTCACAGCCGATCGGCACGCCTTCGGCTGTGCGATGTAGATCGTACGAAATGACGCAGTACTCGCCCAACAACGCATGGAATCAGAACTTCAATGATGGCAACCAGAACAACAACCACAAGGACAATGAGCTCCGTGCGCGGGCCGTCCGCAGATTCAAGTGCCGGCCATGCCGACTTTTCTTTCCGCGACTTGGTGGAAGCCTACTTCGACTGCCGCCGCACAAAGCGGAACAGCCGCAGCCAGTTGGCATTCGAGGCCAATCTGGAGCGCAACCTGATTGGGCTATTTGATGAATTACAGGCAGGCATCTATCGCCCTGGCCAATCCATCTGCTTTGTAGTAACCCAGCCCAAGCCACGCGAAGTATGGGCAGCAGCGTTTCGCGATCGCGTGGTGCATCATCTGCTCTACAACCATATCGCACCACGCTTTCACGCTTCATTCATCACAAATAGCTGCGCATGCATCCCCGGGCGCGGAACGCTTTACGCCGCTCAGCAGCTGGATGGCATGATCCGGAGCGCCAGCCAGAACTGGAGCCGCCCCGTGCACTACCTCAAGCTGGATCTGGCCAACTTCTTCGTCAGCATCGACAAGGACGTGCTGCGCCACCAGCTTGCCGCCAAAATTCCTGAGCCGTGGTGGATGCGCCTAGCGGAGATAGTGCTATTCCACGACCCGCGAACCGACTTCGAATTCCGGGGCCGCACCCAGCTGATGCAGCGCGTTCCAGCACACAAACAGCTACTAAATCAGCCGACCAATCGCGGCCTGCCAATTGGCAACTTGTCTTCGCAGTTTTTCGCGAACGTGTACCTCAATGCGCTTGATCAGTTTGCCAAGCACCAGATCAAGGCCCGGTATTACGTGCGCTACGTGGACGATTTCATCCTGCTGCATGAGTCACCTCAGTGGCTGAACGGGGCAAAAGGCAGGATCGAAGAATTCCTGCAGCAGCGCCTGCACGTACAGATCAACCCCAAGAAAACCATCCTGCAACCGGTGGATCGCGGAGTGGACTTCGTTGGCCAGGTAATCAAGCCATGGTCTCGCACTACGCGCCGCCGCAGCCAGCGGCAGGCCATCGAGCGCTGTGCCCACATGGATCGCAGCTCCCTATTTGAGGCGGCAAATAGCTACTTCGGTCTACTTGGCCAAGCACAGCACAGCCATGGAGACCGCGCCAAGCTGGCAAACACACTGCTTCGGCGCGGCTATTCCGTCAAATCAGACATGACCAAAATTTACAGGAGGAAATTTGCATGAAAAAGGATTGCAGCATGAAAGAGCGCCCAATTTTGTTCTGTGCGCCGATGGTGAGGGCGCTGCTAGATGGCAGCAAAACGCAGACTCGGCGAGCCATGAAGACTCAGCCTGTGCTGAATGGAAATTTCTGGCAGGTATACGGTGCGAGCTGGTCTCAAAAGGTCAAAAGCATACCCGCAATTTTTGGGCATAGCTTAGCTAACAACTGCCCATACGGCCAACCCGGAGACCGGCTGTGGGTGCGGGAGACGTGGGACTTTCTGCCGAGCGGAACCAGTGAATGCATGATCCGATACTTTGCCGACAATGCAATGGAGCAGCGCACCACTCCAGCCAACTTCAATCCGTTCATATACGGCCATGAGAAAAAACGGCCAAGTATCCACCTTCCTCGTTGGGCCAGCCGCATCCTACTTGAAATCGTCAGCGTGCGCGTGGAGCGACTGCAGAATATCAGCGAGTCGGACGCGCTGGCGGAAGGCGTGAAGTCCTGCGAGGCCGAGCTCGATACCAGTGGAAACTGGTACGCACCGGAGGAGCTTTACTCGATGCTCTGGACGAAGATCAATGGCTGGGGCGACAGCGGCTGGAATGCAAACCCCTGGGTCTGGGTAGTCGAGTTTCGGAGGATTGAGCCATGACCTTCCATCAACTCGACCTGCTGGCGGATGCGCCCATGATTGGTCAGATAGCTGCGGATGTGGCGCTGACAACTAAAGACCGAGAGCGCGCACGCATCCAGCACGGGATGAAATCCATTTTCATTATGAAGATGCCGGATATGCCTGCGATGACGTGGGGCGGTCGCGGTCAGCAGCCGCGCTGGATCAGAGACTGGCTGGCAGCCGGAAACAAGCTGGAACCTCTGCTGGCTCAGCTATGACCCAATACCGCTACCACCAGCGGCTGACCGGCGCTGAAATTTACGTCGGCCCGGAGCTGCCGCGGTCAATGGCTGGAGCTACAGTGACCCGGCAGGAATGGATACCTGCCCAAGACCCGAATGATTGGCCGCCAGGACAATGGGGCCCGGATGTGAAGATTGATGAGACAAAGCACACACAACATGGATAGGCAGGAGTGGCGCGCTACCGGTGCCCGACTTTACGCCAAACACGGCACCGACCTGCCCCAGGCAAAGCTGGATGAAATGACTGTCGCGAAGATCCGCCGACAATACGCCAGAAAACAGCGGCTGATTGAGATGCTGAACAGCAGCTACAGCGCGGCCGGACTGGCCAGACGCTACGGGCTGCATGTCAGAACAGTGGAAAAGATTTTGCGCCGGGATACCTGGGCGCATGTGAAATGAGACAACAAAATGAAAACTGACGAACTACTTCGGAAACAGTACGATCCGAAACCGCGCATTCAGCCGATTTTCATGGACCTGCAAACGGTAGCAGCCGCCTTGTCCATTTCAGTCTCCACCGTGCAGGCACTGGTCCGCGCCGGAGACCTGCCCGGCCCTCGCAAGATTTCCGGCAACCGGGTTGGCTGGCTGTGGCGTGAGATTGTTGAGTGGTCAGAAAACAGGCCATTATCCGATATCCCGCCGCCGCCGAACACTGGCGCTAAGAAACCTCGGAAGCCAACTCCTCAAGATGGTCTGATAACCGTTTGAGCCAAACAATTTTTTCTGCATCAAAAGTGTACTGGTTGTACACCCCTTCAACACCAGGCAGAAGATGCCCGATGATGGTTTCAGCAACATCACTCGGGCATCCAATTGCTGATAGCCTTGTCCGTGCCGTGCGGCGCAAATCATGCGGGGCCCAATGCGTCACCGGCACGCGCAACCTTACTTTGTCCGGGCAGCTCTGACAGTATGGCTGGTGGTAGTAGACGGTTGATTGAATTGTTTTTTGCTGAACCGGCTCATATCTCTTTCCCGGCAGCCTGGCGGGAAACAGCCAACCCTCACCATATAATTCTTTTCGTCGGGAAATAATCGTCAGCGCTCGACCAAACAGAGGAATTCGCAAGTCAACAGCTCGCTCATGCCGAGCATTCTTTGTTTTCGCCTTAGGTTGCACCCACCACCATTGGCCTCCCTCATTGATGATCTCGCGCCCCTCCATCATGACGATCTCAACACCACGGGCCGCTGTCCACAGATAGAGCGTCAAGACATCGTCAATCAAGCGCGTGAAATTGGGCAGCCAGCGGATCAACTGGCCAGTCTCTGCAGGGCTCAGCACGCGCTTTGACGTCCCGATGTACTCCCCCTGAAGCTTCTTGCCTTTCGATTTTAGCTTCCCTCGCAAAATCAGCCGCCACCAGTTCGGCGCGTTGTCCGGCAATCTACCAGCATCCAAAGCAAAGTCCCAAGCCGCCCCCAACTCGCGGCGCAGCTGCTTTGCAACGACCGGCGTACTGGCATATGACTGGATCAGATCAAACGCCTGAGTGCGGGTGATGTCTGCAGCAATGCACTGCGCGGCATCCCCCAGCATCGTTGCAAATAGCCGCTCAACCTCTGTCGCACCCTTCTTCGCACGGGCCGGTCGAATGTGCCCCCTAACGTAATCATCACAGACATCCTGCACAGTGTAGGGCTTTTCTTTCTTTGCCTTGGGCTGCGCACTGTCGGCCAAAGCGGCAACCCGCACGGCTTTTCGCTCATCTGCAATATCAATCCCCGAGTCTCGCCGTGCTCGTAATTGCTCCCACGCCACAATGGCGGCATGCATCGACATTTCTGGCCACAGGCCTATCTTGACTTGCCGCAGCTTTCCACTGACCGGGCTGCGATAGCGGTATGTCCACGTTCGGCGATCACCTCGCGCTTCTAAACGCAGACCGGGATGATCGGGGCTGGTAAGATATTGACCAGGACCCAGTAGCTTTGCAGCCCGAGCGTCAAACATGGAATTCTCCGGTATAGGTTTTCACACCACAAAATGTGCAGTGTAGGTTTTCAAAAAAACCAAACACAAAAACTATACCAGACTTGCAAGTGAAGTTACATTGCAGTCAAGCGCAGACAACAAGACGCGCAACGCAAACGCCAACAGAAACTTCATTCAAAAACAATGCGTTGCAATAATACTCATTAAATATCAAGCAATTACAGTGCAAGAAAAAACACAACATACGCCAATGATGCAGCAGTACTTTGCCCTGAAAAACCAGCATGCCGACAAGCTGCTGTTCTACCGCATGGGCGATTTTTACGAGCTGTTCTATGAGGATGCGGAAAAGGCGGCACGCCTGCTGGACATCACCCTCACCACCCGCGGTGCCAGCGGTGGCAATCCCATCAAGATGGCCGGGGTGCCTTACCACGCCGCCGAAGGCTATCTGGCGCGGCTGGTGAAAATGGGCGAATCGGTGGCCATTGCCGAGCAGATTGGCGACCCGGCCCTGGCCAAAGGCCCGGTGGAGCGCAAGGTGGTACGCATCGTCACCCCCGGCACGCTGACCGATGCCGCCCTGCTGGACGACAAGCGCGACAACCTGGTGCTGGCGGTAAACATGCACAAGGGCACGCTGGGCCTGGCCTGGCTGTCCATGGCCAGTGGTGAATTCAAGATCATGCAAACCGGCGTGGAAGAATTCGCCAGCGAACTGGAGCGGCTGAAACCGGCCGAGCTGGTCTTGCCGGACGACAGCGGCCTGAACATCTTCGAACAGGTCAGCTGCCCGCGCAAAAAACTGCCGCCGTGGCAGTTTGATACCGCATCCGCCCAACTGGCGCTCACCCGCCACTTTGGCACCCACGATCTGGCGGGCTTCGGGGCTGACACCCTGCCAGTCGCGGTAGGGGCAGCCGGCGCGCTGCTGGAATATGTCAAATCCACCCAGAGCGTGAACCCGGCGCATATTTCCCAGCTGGCGGTAGAGGATGCCGGCGAGCTGATCCGCATGGACGCCGCCACCCGCCGCAATCTGGAACTGACCGAAACCATACGCGGCGAACCCTCGCCCACGCTGGCCTCCTTGCTGGACAGCTGCGCCACCAGCATGGGCAGCCGTCTGCTGCGCCACTGGCTGCACCACCCCATCCGCCAGCATGGCAAGCTGCAACGCCGCCTGGAGTCGGTACGCGCCCTGCTGCCGGTGCATCAGGATGTCCACGCCCAGCTGCGCGAAGTCGCCGATATCGAACGCATCACCGCGCGCATCGCCCTGCGCAGTGCCCGTCCGCGCGACCTGGCCGCGCTGCGTGACTCGCTCAAGGCCCTGGTCGGTGCCAAGCAGCTGGCCAGCCGCCTGGACGCCCCGCTGCTGGGAGAACTGGCACGGCTGCTGCCGGACAACTCACCGGTGGAAAGCCTGCTGACAGCCAGCATCCTGCCGGAACCGGCCACCTTTCTACGGGATGGCGGGGTGATCAATCACGGCCTGAATGCCGACCTGGACGAGCTGCGCGCCATCCAGACCGACTGCGGCGACTTCCTGCTGGCACTGGAAGCCCGTGAAAAAGAGCGCACCGGCATCACCACCCTCAAGGTGGAATTCAACCGCGTGCACGGCTTTTATATCGAAGTCTCGCGCGCCCAGGGCGACAAGGTGCCGGACGACTACCGCCGCCGCCAGACCCTGAAAAATGCCGAGCGCTACATCACGCCGGAACTGAAGGAATTCGAAGACAAGGCCCTGTCGGCACAGGACCGCTCGCTGGCACTGGAAAAACAGCTGTACGAACAATTGCTGGACCAGCTGGCGCCGCATATTCCCGACCTCAAGCTGATCGCCCAGGCCGTGGCCGGGCTGGACGTGCTGGCTGCCTTTGCCGAACGCGCCAGCAGCAACAATTATGTCGAGCCGCAGTTCGTCAGCGATACCCGGCTGGAAATCATCGCGGGGCGTCACCCGGTGGTGGAGGCCGAGGTGGAACGCTTCATCGCCAACGACACCCGCCTCAGCGACGAGCGCAAGCTGTTGCTGATCACCGGCCCGAACATGGGCGGTAAATCCACCTATATGCGGCAGAATGCACTGATCACCCTGCTGGCGCACATCGGCAGCTTCGTGCCGGCCGAGCGCGCCGTCATCGGCCAGATCGACCGCATCTTCACCCGCATCGGCGCCTCGGATGACCTGGCCGGCGGCCGCTCCACCTTCATGGTGGAAATGACCGAAACGGCGAATATCTTAAACAACGCCAGCGCGCAATCGCTGGTACTGATGGACGAAGTGGGCCGCGGCACCTCCACCTTCGACGGCCTGGCGCTGGCCTGGGCCATCGCCAAGGCGCTGATCGAAAAAAGCCGCGCCTACACCCTGTTCGCCACCCACTATTTCGAGCTGACCACCCTGGCCGAACAATACCCGGCCGTGGCCAATGTGCATCTGTCTGCCGTCGAGCACAAGGACCGCATCGTGTTCATGCACCATGTGGACGAAGGCCCGGCCAGCCAGAGTTACGGCCTGGCGGTGGCCCAGCTGGCCGGGGTGCCGCCCAAGGTCATCCGCGAGGCCAGACGCTATCTCGTCGAGCTGGAAAACCAGTCGGCCGCCCGCGTCCAGCCCGATCTGTTCAGCGCACCGCCGGCCATGGCCAACAGCGTGGAAAGCGAGCCCAATCCGGCGCTGGACATGCTGCAAGACATCAACCCGGACGAGCTCACCCCGCGTCAGGCACTCGACTTTCTCTATCAAGTGAAAAAACTGCTGAATTGATACAGCAAAATGACAAGCATCATCTATGATGAAAAAATCATGACACGCAGAGAACAGGAGTAAGCACTATGTCGTCGCAGAGCACTGCCAGCAACCCGGGGTTTGTTCGCCTGTTTGGACACACTGGAGATGATGGCAGCATCACCCTTCAAGCCATCCGCGAGCGCGCCAACAAGCAACTGGCCAAGTTTGCCAGCCTCGCGGAAGAACAACTGGTGGAACGTCAGATCAGCATGCCGCCTGCCATCAGTCTGGTCAGTTGTCCGGCGTGCAGCCTTACCCTGGAAAACAACCATCCCCAATCCGATGAAATCCTCAGCTGGCTCACTGACAATGCCAAGCTGTCCAGCCAGTTCAAAGAAGTGGAAGTGTTGTTCGAGCTGGTGCGTGCCGCCGAAGCCGCAGGTGAAATCTTCCCCGAGACATCCTGCTTTCATATCGGTCTGACCAGTGCCGGTCCCATTGCTTATTTCGAGGACCATGCGTGCAGTCCCTACCCACAATAG